TGCGCTTGAGGATTTCCTCATCATTCAGCCCCTTGCCAAGGAACCCTTGCAGGAATCCGGCCTTGGCCATCCGCTGCATATTCGTCACCGAGGCAGGGTCAGCGACCGGCTGAATATCAAGATCGGCCTCGTTGAAGTCTGCCGCCAGCGTGGCACCGGGAATGTCCAGCACCCGCGCATACTCGTCCGGGTCGCCGTATCTCGACACGCAATCATAGAGCAGCTGGAACTCTTGCTTTGCCGCCCGGTAAATCCGCTTGTAAATCGCCGTGAACGTTTGAAGCCCTTGCTCGATCAAGGCCAAGGTCGCCGTGGCCGTCTGTGACTTGCCAGCCTCGCCGGTCAACACATCCTTAACCGCCGAAATGTCCTTCGCCGCGTCCATGAGCATACCGAGCAGCTCAAACAGGACAGGGCTAGGCGAGGGCATGGGCCGCTCATAGATCGCCTTGGCAATGTCCCCGCCCGGCGCGTTCACCACCTTGTATTCAGACGGGCTAAACCGCAGCACGTTCGTCTGGCCAGACCCTTGCAGCCTCAGACCCGCCGCAAGGAAACCACCGCCCGCAACCTGTGCGTGGCCCGCATCCAGAAGCTGATTGATGATCGTATTAACCACCGCGTTAAGCGGGGCCAGCAAGTGACCAAACCCGATGTCATAGAACCCGCCCTTCGGATCAGGCAGGAAGCTATACTTGACGAACGGGCACCACCGCTCAATCCGAATGACCGTCTGGCCATCCTCCGCAATCTCTAGGTCCAGTTCGTCGTAAGCCGCCTCGATCCGCATGACCTCCGACGATTCAACGTCAATCGTGATGACGTAAGGCTCCTCAACCCCGTCACCATCCAGATCATGCAAGCGGTGCTGCTCAATGAACTGGCGCGGCGCTTGCTCGTCCTCGTTCCCGTCAAGCAACAGCGGCACGTCGCGATACATCCCCGACCGCTGGCGTTCGCTCACCTGATAGGGGAAGACCTCGAAGTCCTGCGTAATCCGGGGCGCTTCCTTAAGGCTTCGTGCATCACTCGGCACCGTCAGGTGAAGGGCATTCACGAACTCGCTGCACGGACGGCGCTTGTGCGGGTCGTAATAGACCTTGCGGAACCCGCAGCCGCTAATCGGCAACTGATTAAGCAGAACGTCCGTATCGCCTTCCCAATCGGCAATCCGGTAGAACAGTTGATAGTTCAGGTAATCCTTGACCCGGTCAGCCCGCGCTTGTTTCTGACCTGATTCATCCCGACCCAGAACCGCCACGCTCACCGCATCGCCCGGCTTCACAATGGCCGGGTAAGCCCTCGCCGCAAACTGTTGCGCCGCCACCGTCACCAGCGGGTATTGCACGTTCGCTGACCGATCAAACGGATAGGTCTTGTCGTCCGGCGTATCTTGAGCCGCAGCAGCCAAGGCCGCTTCCGTCTGCGTCTTCCACTGATTCCGCGCGCCATCGTCCATGCGCCAGTCTTCGACGCATTGCGAGCCAAGCGTGGCCAAGGCCGTCTCGCCTAGATACCGGATGATGATATCCGACACGTCGCCAGTCGAGGCAGCGAGCAGCAGCACAAGCGGGCGCTCGTCCTCCATCCCACCGGCATCGTCCAGATCGACGCCTTCCGGCATCCCCTCGACCTGTTCCGGCTCCGGCGCTTCGTATTCGCCGCCGTAGTCTTCGACCATGCTCATCTAGTATCCCGTCACGCTGGATTGACCGCGCACTGGCGCTTGGTAATGCTCTACAGGTTCCGTCATCGCCCGCGCCATTCCCGACATGATCAGATACCTAGCGCAGTCCATCAGGTGATCGCGGTCCTTCACTATCTTGCCCTTCTCATCACGGCGATAAAGCCGGATTTCAGACATGAAGTTAGGCAGCGTTCTAAAGACCTTTAACCTACCAGACGCCAAACGTCTATAAACCGCGTGAATACCCGCCTCGACGGTATTGTCCGCGCTCTCCAAGTCCAACCCAAGGGTAATATACTCATCCCTCAGCGCCGTTCCGTCTTTCTGATTAGACCCAGAGCTAGCTGGGTCAATCACGCCCGGTATCCACCAGCCCCTAGCCTTGATCGCGTCCCCGTGAATCTGCGGAGGGCTTTCGCCTAGATAGTGCTCATCATACAGATAGACGACATCGGACTGCCTATCCCAAGCGCCCCAGATCGCCGCCGTCCGGTTCCAACCCACGTCCATTGCGAACGCGCGCGGCCAGTGCCTCGGTAGCTCAAACGGCTCGACCAGATACGCGGACTCGGCCACCGGATAGATCACGCCAGACCCTAGCGCCGGGATACCCTTCGTTCGCGCCTCTCTCTGGTAAGGCGGGATTGAGTTCATCAGGTCCGCCTTGTCCTCGTCGGAAAGGTGCGGAACCTCGTCCCAATCAATCTGGACACAGAACTTGCCACCATGTTCGGGCAGGAAGGCCAACGCAACGTCCGTCAGGCCCCTCAACGGGGTAAAGGTCGCCAGAACCATACCCTTCGTCGTCAACGTCCTAAGCAGGCCCTCGGTGTAAACAGCTTCCGGCGGCTCCTCATCGAACCAGACCACATCGCGTTCCGTCCCCTGCCAAGCCTCGCGCCCTTGGTCGTATGAGCGGAACTGGACGATACTCGACTTGCCCGAGACGTGCTTGATGACCGCGAAGTCAACGCCATCAGGGATGCCCGCGCTAGGCCGGACCTTCTCGATGCACTCACCCGGAATCATGCCCGTCCCGCGATCCGACGCAGGGCCTAGCAACTTGGCGACGATGATGTCTCGCGTGGTCGTGCCCGTGTCACCGCCGCAAAGGATGTTGACCGGGTTCTTGAACCTCCGACCGGGCCACCAGTCAGGATAAAGGCCCGTCAGGTGTAGCGTGACCTCATACGCTCCAATCCCCTCAGACTTGCCAACTCGGTTAGCAGCCATCGCTGCGCGCTCACGATGCGTCACGCCAGCCGCAAAGAACGCTAGGTGCTTCTTGTATAGTTCGCGCCTTAGCGGGCCTGTGTCCGGGTAATAGGTCCAGAGCTTGCGTTGACGCGCCCGCCGGTCCTTCTCCTCAAGCAGCGACAGCAGCTCAAGCTTATGCGCCGTTGACAGGTCAGCGAGCATTCGTCGCCATCAGCGCGGCAATGCGGGCCTCAAGCTGATCATCCGTCTGCGTCTGGATTGAGCCGGTGTGTTCATGCTCGATCTTGTCGCCAAACTGCTTGGACGCAAGCTTGGACGCAAGCCACTTACGGGCATCAAACTGAAGCCTGCCAAGCTGCGCGTCCTTCGCGTTGGTCGCCTCCTTCACGCCACGGTGAGCAACAAAGACGCCAAGGTCTTCTCTCGCACGCGCGTACATGTCCGAGAACTCTTTGTGCTGCGACAGCCAAAGATACACGCTTGAGCGCGAAGGCATGTCATCAGCCTTACAGACCTCGATTAGTCCGCCCTCTTCTTCAGACAGTCTTTCGCATATTTCAGCGGCAAGCTCGGGCGTGTAATCGCTAGGGCGTCCGCCGGGCATCAAGCCACCTCTGTCAGTCTATTCCGTTTGTTCGCTTAACCGAGTGCCGCAGCGTTCGATGTAAGCTGTAGGGAATATGGACTAGGTGGAGGGATTAGGCAAGCGGGTTAGGCGGTTTGCAGAACCGTGATGGTCGCGCCTTTCCAGTAGGCCAACTCGATCTTGATGAAGCCCTTGGCTTGCAGCCCGCGCAGAGCGGCGCTGGACATAATACCAACCGAGTCGCGAACCGCTTGCGGGTTGACGTTGGCAGTGAAGCCCGAGGTCAGGACTTGGACCTTCTGGCCAACGTAGCCATTCAGGGTGGCCATTGCGTCTGCTTGGTTGGCGGTCAGCTTGGTCATCTGCTTAGTTCCTGCCGGGTGCTGCTTGATTGCCGCGCCCCGGTGATTTGTTATCCCATATAGGCAGAATGTGCGCAATAGGGAAAATGCACGACGGACGAAAAAAGTTTGCTGCCCTTATTCGGTCAGGCCGTGCTTAAGCGCCATCAGGATAGCCCGGTGCGCTGGACCGCTTGGGCCTAGCTTGGCGTAGTTCTGTGCGGTCTTTGGGCTTACCATGAGCCATCGACCCGCAGCCTGCTGCGACAGGCCGAGGGTTGAGAGGGCGGCGCGGTATTCAGTGGGGGTCATGCGAAACCTTTAGCAAGCGACTTGCGGAAGTGGATCGAACGCTTGGCTTGCATGAAGGCGGACAGGGCGTGCTCGCCGTAGGGTGCCGAGGCGTAGGATTTCTCCGTGCGTCCGCTTTCGTAGCGGGTCAGCATCCCGCCACCTTCGGCAATAACCTTAGCTTGGTGCGCGCGGGCTTGTTTGTAGTAGTGAGCGGTCGGGGTCATCTGTCTGTTTCCGTCCGGCTAGTGCTTGATTGCCCTGCGCCGGTATCTATGGATAGCACATTTTACCCATACGCCAAGCCCAAAAATGCATTTGTGTCGATTTATTTTGCGCCCTGCCTCGTTCTTTCTTTCAGCATCCATTCCGGGTCAACAACAGGCACAAGCGAATCCTGATACCCGACTGCAATGGCGGCGTGTGTTTTGTGATTTGGTTGCTCCGTATCGCCCTCGCGCTCGGCAAGCGGCGCAATCAGGGCCTTGGCCGCATCCGTCAGGCTGGAATGGGCCCCGCGCACCTTGAACGCCTCAAGGGCCTCCGCTTCCTCTTTGGTTAGATACAGGTCCAGACGTTTGCCTCCTTCGCTCGCCAGCCTTTCGCGCATGGCCAACACCCTACTTGTCGAGGACATCAACCGCCTCCTCTAGGCCATCAAGCATAAGCAGCCGAACCAGCGCCTTACGCGGCTCCACGCCCCATCGGATAGCCAACGCCGTCAGCGCCTTGTGTGCTTTTGTCGGCAAGATTGCGCTAACGGTTCGCCGCTTCGTCGCGGCGATGCTTCCTGCCACTATCGGCGCGTGACGACCCTTTTTGACCATATCGAGAGAGTTGTCAGACGCAGTTCCGACCCAAAGATGATCCGGGTTCACGCATTGCGTGACATCGCACGTATGACAAACGAACAAACCCTCTGGGATCGGCCCCTTAAACGCCTCATAACTCAGGCGGCTTGGCCTCTTGCCCCTATAGCACCCGTAACCTTTAGCTACCGGCCAGAGCCAACAGCCGCCATTGGTGTCGTATTGGACGCGGGATCGGATTTCGTCTTGTGTTAGCATCGTGACCTCTTTTGCTAAAGGACAGGATGACAGACCGCTTCCGGTAACGCAAGGACACGCAATAGCCCGTGACGATTTATTTTACACGCCGTCCAGACGCAGCCAACCGATACTCACAAGCTGCGCCAGCAGCCCCGACGATTGCGGCCAGTCTCGGCGCGTCACCATAGAGCGCATGGCTACCCGTACCGCTCTGGACCGCATCTGACGGGTCATTCCATCTCCCTCAAC